AAAAAAGAAAAGAAAACCAAGAAAGGAGCGCCGACAACGGCTGAACTGCTTTCTATTGTAAATGGGAATAAAAAATGAGCGAATCAAAAACCCCTTCTGTTGAAGAACTCCTAGCCCGAGTTGCGGAAGGCAAAAAGCCAAGAAAGAAAATCGAAACTAACTCCAACGTTAATAGGTATATTGCTGAGTTCAAACTGGAGCCGGGAACTTTAGCAGTTCCAAGTTATGTCATCTACTGGCACTACCGCATGATCTTTGAAGGCGCTCGTCAGCACAAAGCTAATAAGATTGTGTTCTTTCGCACATTCAGCAAGACCTTCACACAATACAGACACGGCAAACAGCGCTTCTATCTCATTGCCCCAGGTGTTCTGCCTACGGACGAAGAGTCACTAAAAGCGGCTGAGACTTATGAGAAGACCTACGCCGGAATGACTAAGGTTAGTACAAAAGAAAAGAAAAAGAAAAAGGAAGCTACGGTTGTAGCCCCGGAAGGCGTAATCAGTGGCGAAGAAAGCTAAGGTCATTTCGGAAGATAAAGCAAAGGCTTTGTTATGGGAAGCGGGAGAGCTTTCCTGGAAGCTTCGGGGCTGTCAGCACGAAATCAGAAAAGGAATATTAGAGTCCGAAGATAAGATTCAAACGATCGTCGCAGGAAGACGAACTGGGAAGACCTTTACTCTCTGTGTGATGGTACTAGAGCTGTGCCTTAAGAAGCCTAACTCTATCGTAAAATACGCTTGCCCCATTCAAAAAATGGTTTCTACCATTATTATGCCGATCATTCGAGAGATTACTGACGACTGCCCAAAGCACCTCAAACCAGAGTGGAAAGCGGCGGACAAGAAGTACGTATTCCCTAACGGCTCTGAAATTCACATTGCCGGGACAGATGCTAAGAACGCAGAAAACCTCCGAGGAACTGCGGCAGACTTTGCGGTTCTTGACGAAGCTGGGTTCATGAGTGATTTGAAGTACGTAGTAAGAACAATTCTTTCTCCGACCCTCAAGACCAGAAACGGGAAGATGATTCTAGCCTCCACTCCATCTCGGAGTGCCAACCATGAATTCGTAGAATTTTTTATGGTGCCTATGCAAGTAGCAGGTAAGCTTAAAGTTTACACTATTCACGACAATCCGAACTTCGATGACGACACTAAGGAAGAGATTCGCCTTGAGTATCCACTACTGGAGAAAGATCCCGAGTACCGCCGAGAGTATTTGTGCGAGCTTCCAGATTCAATCGAGAACTCAATTCTCCCATCTTTCACTCCGGACAGAATGAAAGACATCATCACTGAAGATTTGAAGATGCCCGCCTTCTGCCACAAATACGTCTCCCTAGATCCGGGGGGAACGGATTTAACGGCAATCCTCTTCGGCTACTACGACTTTGAACAGGCTACTCTTTGCGTGGTTGATGAAATCATCTGCGACGGGGGGACGAATACAGAAGTGTTAGCGCAACTTATTAAGGAGAAGGAGAAGCTCCATTGGTCTCATCCGATTGATAAAACTCCGATGCCCCCTTTTAAGAGAGTCTCCGATGTGAACAACCAAATCCTATTAACGGACTTGTACGCGCTTCACGGACTTCTTTTCACCAAGTCTAAGAAGGATAAGAGGGACGCCGCCCTTAACGCTCTCGACGTGGACATTGTCCGGGGCAATATCAAAATTCACCCTCGTTGTAAGACGCTCATTTATCACATGCGTTATGCTGAATGGAATAATGCTCGTACAGATTTCAAGCATTTAAAGGACTCTGTAATAGGGGAACTCAGAGGAGGACACGCAGATGCACTTGCAGCTCTCCTTTACCTCCACAGATCGGTAGTTAAGAACCTCAATCCGTTCCCAGCTGGGTTTGGACATGAGTACAATCCTAACCAATTCAACAGTTTACACGCGCAAGAAGCTCCTAAAAGTGCATTTGCTAAGCACCTTACAGGATTATTTAAGAAAAAGTAACAGATTGTGACGGATTCTATAGGGTTTTTTACCATTATAGATATAGGAAAGGAATAAATTACACATGAGTAACAACAATAACATTTACTTTGCTGCTGACGAGTCTAAAGAATTAGTACATTACCTGTCTAATCGCTCTGATATGTGGTTTCAAGCTCTTGTCAATTCTTCTTACGTAGACAGAATGAAGCGCTCTTTGTTTTACCACAACGGTCTTTTCTATAATGACTCTCACAGAGTTTCATTTGGCGGCGAAAATGGGGAACTGGTTAACATGCCGGTTAACCATTACACTAACATTGCCCAAAACATTCTTTCTATGGTTACTGCTTCTCGTCCTGCGTTCCAGGCTAGAGCAATTAACACTGATCTTAAGTCACAAATCCAGACAAACCTCGCCAACGGTCTTCTTGAATTCTACATGAGAGACAAGCGTTTAGAGTCTGAGCTTAAAAGAGCTGTAGAATACGCTATTATCATGGGAACTGGTTACATTAAGATGGAGTGGAATGCCACTGCCGGTAAGATTATTGATGCAACTCAGCCTACTTACCAGACTACTACCGACGAAAATGGAATTGAAACTGACGTTCTTGACGAAGATGGCAACAGAGTAATTGAAGCTGCTGGAATGCCTATCTACGAAGGTGACGTGGGCTTCGCTGTTCTCTCCCCTTTCGACGTTGTTTTCGACTCTACTAAAGAAACTCCAGATCAAGACTGGCAGTTGTGCCGGACTTTTAAGAACAAGTTCGATTTAGCGGCGAAATACCCTGAGTACGAGCAGGAAATTAAGAATCTTAAAACTAAGTCTGACCTTTATCAGTACAGAATTAACGCAACTCCTTTTGATGAGACCGTAGACGTTCCAGTTTACGAGTTTTATCACCGCTCAACTGAGTCAGTTCCAGGCGGGCGCTACATGCTCTACCTCTCTTCTGACTTAGTTCTCATTGATCAAGAGCTTCCTTACCAAAAGCTCCCTATTTTCCGCATTTCTTTCCGTGATCATATTGGATCTCCGTTCGGAACAACAAACATGTTCGAACTTCTCCCACTTCAGGAGAAGCTTAACTCTCTTTACTCTACCGTTTGCACAAACAATCACGCTTTTGGCGTACAATCTATCTACGCTTCTCGTGATTCGGCGCTTTCTGTATCTCAACTCTCTGAGGGCTTGAACCTCATTGAAGGAAACGGGTCAGATGCTCCGGTTCCTCTGCAATTAACGGCTTCTTCTCCTGAAACTTACCAGCTTATTGACCGTCTCATCAGAGATATGGAATCAATCTCAGGCGTAAACGCCGTTGCCCGAGGAAATCCAGATCCAAAGCAGAACTTGCGCTCAGGAAACGCTTTGGCGCTGGTTCAGTCCCAGGCTCTTCAGTTCATTTCACCTCTTCAGCAGTCTTATATCCAGCTCATCGAAGACGTTGGGACAAATCTCATCGTTATGCTTCAGACTTTCGCCACTTCTCCTCGTATTGCGGAGATTGCTGGTGTTTCTGGAGAGACTCAAATCGAAGAGTTCACTAAAGATGACCTCCAGTCTGTAAACAGAGTCATTGTTGAAGCTGGTAACGCCCTTTCTCAGACCACAGCCGGTCGAGTAGAGATGGCAACTCAGCTTCTCCAGATGGGTCAGATCAATGCTAAGCAGTACATCTCAATTCAGAACACTGGAAAGCTTGAAGTCGGCACAGAGTCTCAGAATAAGCAGTCCCAGTTGATCAGAGCTGAGAACGAGCGCCTCCTTAAAGGTAAGCCGGTTCGTGCTCTCCTCACAGATGACCACGCTTTCCACCTTCAGGAGCACCAAGTTGTTCTTGCTGACCCAACTCTTCGCTTCGACGACGAGCTTGTGGACCGCACTCTTGCCCACATCCAAGAGCACATCAATATCCTCTCTAATCCAAACGTAGCTAACCTTCTCATGTCTATGGGACAGCAGCCGATTCAACCGGCTCCCCCTGCTCCGGCTCCACAGCCACAAGGCGCAGGACCGGGCTCAGAAGCCGCCGCTTCTCAGGCTCAAGGGCAAGACCCGTCTACGCTTATGGGCAATCCACAGGCTCAGGACGTGAGTGTTATGAGCCAAATGGGAGATGTTCCAGCTCCGGCAACGCCGCCAGAGACAGGACTTCCACAAACTGGGGCTGATTTGTATAACCAGAACCTACGTGGCGGGCAATAAGAACTTTTTTTTCATCTGTCAACAAAATATTAGTGGTTTTTTACCATTATATGAGTAGAAGCCTAATTTCACTAACGAAACGGCAATTTAAGGCACATACAAACTGCCATAAACAAGGAAATGAAGATGTCTGAAGAAAACAGCTCAGGAATGGGCGAATCTTCTGCGCCAGAAATGAGCGAAAGCTCTGAAAGCGTAGAATCGCAAGGAATGGAAAGCGGCTCAGCCGAAGGCTCACAGGAAGCACAACTTGACGCTATTGCTGAAGCAGTAGAATCTGGCGAGCTTACTCAAGCTGAAGCTAAGTCAATGATGAAGAAGTTCCAGTTGAAGGTTAACGGTCGTACAATCGACAAAGAAATTGACCTCTCTGACGAAGCTTCAATCCGCAATGAATTACAACTCGCTGCTGCTGCTCGTGAATCTATGCAGTCTTCAGCTGAACTCAAAAAACTCTATCAGCAGGAAATGCTCCGTCTTAAAAATGACCCATTTTCTGTTTTAGCTGAATTGGGAATTGACGTTGATGATCTTTCTGCTTCTCACATTGAGAGAAAGATTGAGCATCTTAAAAAATCCCCAGAAATGATTGAAAAAGAGCGTATCCAAGAGGAACTCAAAGCTGCTCGTGAAGAAGCTCGTGTTCTCAAAGAAGCTAAGGAAAAAGCTGAGTCTGAAGCTCAAAACAAGCAGACTTTAGCGCAAATTACTGAAGAAATTGGAAATGCAATTAGCGCACACAAGCGTTTGCCTAATTCAGAGTACATTCGTCGGAAAGTTGCTCAAGAAATGCACTGGGCAGCAAACAACGGCTTTCCAAACGTTAAAGCTGAAGACGTTCTCGACTCTGTTGAGCACCAACTTCGCGGCAAAATCTCTGGTCTCTTTGATGAGCTTCCAGAAGAGATGATCGAACAGTACATGGGAAGAAAAAACATCGACAGACTTCAGAAGAAGCGTATTGCTGCAACTAAAGTCCCAAGTGCTTCTCAGGTTAAGTCGACTTCTGCCTCTACTCAGAAATCTGACGAGAGCAAAGGTCCGAAGAAGCCGACAATCCCAGCTCGTGATTTTTGGAAATAGTAATTAATTAAACAATTTGCGGAAGCAAAAGGAAAATCGAAAGTCAATTAGTACACGCCGCCGGACCCTGATACGCAAGCTCGGGATATCCAAGGACAGAGAACATTGCCCCAGTAGATTAGTACAGACGTAGATGCATTTAACCGCTGACCGATTATCGGCAGCATAAAACAACAAAAACAAGGATTTTTCAAATGGCTCAAGTAAACGCAGTTGACACACTTAACGGTCTTTTTAAGACTGTTTACGCTGACAAAATCAGCGACCTCATTCCTGAAGGCGTAAAGCTTCTCAAGATGCTCCCTTTCGCACCAGCTCTCAAAGGCACTGGCGCTTCTTTCAACACTCCACTTTGTCTCGGTCTCGAGCACGGTGTAACTTACGGCGGGACTAACGGTCAAGCTTTCAACCTCGCTGATTCTATCGCTTCTGAAATGGCTGAAGCTTCAGTTAAGGGTTGTGAAATGGTTCTCCGTTCACAAATCTCTGTTGGTGCAGTTGCTCGTTCTGTTAACGACAAAGGTGCTTTCGAACAAGCTACTAAGCTCATCGTTCGTAACATGCTCAAGTCTATGCACATCCGTCTCGAATCACAACTCCTCTACGGTCAGGTTGGTATCGGTCGCGTAGCTTCTGTTGCTTCTAACGTTATCACAATCTGTGCTTCTGAATGGGCTCCTGGAATCTGGTCTGGTGCTAAAAACATGAAGATCTCTTTCTACTCTCAAGCTGGTGTTCTCCGTTCTGCTACTGCTTCTCAAGTTGTAAGCGTTGACCTCAAGGCTCGCACACTTACTCTCGATGCAGTTCCAGCTGGTGTAACTGGTAACGTTTCTGCTGAAAACGCTGCTGCTGACGTAATCTACTACGCTGGTTCTTTCGGTAAGGAATTCGCTGGTCTCCACAAGATGATCACTAACACTGGTACAATCTTCGGAATCGACGCTACTGTTTACGACCTCTTCAAAGGTAACACTGTTGACGTTGGATCTGATTCTACGACTGGTGCTGCTGTTCTCTCTATGGCTAAGCTTGAAGAAGCTGTTGCAACTTCAATGGAAAAAGGTCTCATGGACGAAGACGTTACTGCTATGGTTCACCCTAAGCAGTGGAACTCTCTCCTCTCTGAAATCTCTGCTAAGCGTATGTTTGATTCTTCTTACTCTGAGTCTAAGATCAAGAACGGAACACAAGCAATTGAGTTCTACGGTCAGAACGGTAAGATCTCAATCGTAGCTTCTCTCTTCGTTAAAGAAGGCTACTCTTACGTTTTCCCTGAGAAAGACCTCCAGCGTATTGGTTCTACAGACGTTACTTTTGACCGTCCAGGATTCGAAGGCAAGTTCTTCCAAGAGATCCCAGGCGTTCACGGTTACGAGCTCAAGGCTTACACTGACCAAGCTCTCTTCTCTGATAAAATCGGTCACTTCACTGTTCTCCGTTACATCAAAGTCTAGTTCTAGACCTTCCCCTGGGGAGCCTTCGGGCTCCCCTTCTTATTTGTGCTTCTATTAACACACATTCTCTTTTCAAGTACTTATAAACATTAAATTTTGTTGATTTCTGTACCAATTTATTTTTTGAAAGTGTGGCGAATATTAACGCACTTTTTACCATTATAGATGTAGAAGGAGTCTTTACATGTCTAAAATATTAACTGTTGGAACTGATACTTACGAGTTTCCAGTCGCCGGAGATAACGCTGACTGGGCTGAAGAAGTTACCGATTGGGCAAGTGCTGTTTCAGATG